GCCCCGACGTGGATCATGGAGACATCACCCAACAATTACCAGTACGGCTACACCTTCGCGCTGGACGATCAGCCTATGAAGGGCGAGTTCAGCGCGGCCATTGTCGCCATCGCAGAGGCGGGCTACACCGACGGCGGCGCGATCAACCCCGTGCGTAACTTCAGGTTGCCCGGCTCGATCAACCTCAAGCCTGGGCGTGACCGCTTCGCGTCTGCCTTGGTCGAGTTTCACCCCGAGAGGGAATTTTCGTTAGAGGCTATCTGCACTGCCTTGGGCGTGGTGCCCAACCCAGCCGACACCGCCACCGTGCGCCCGATCCGGCTCGCAGACGACGGCGGCGACGACGTGCTGGCGTGGACAGCAGCGCGTGGCGACTTGCTGGAGAAGGGCAACGGCAGCGGCTGGTGGGGCATCGTTTGCCCGAACAGTGCCGAGCATAGCGACGGCAATCCGATGGGCCGGTATCACCCCGTCAACCGCGCCTATTGCTGCCTGCATGAGCATTGCTCTGAGTGGGACAGCGTGGCCTATCTCGCGTGGGTGGAAGAGCAGGGTGGGCCTAAGCGCTCGCATGGCCTGCGCGACGAGTTGCTGGCGGCGGTGATGGAGAACACCCTTTCCAAACTAACCCCGACAGTCGAGTATCCCGACGACGCTGCGACAGTCATCGCCGAGGTCGAGCATCGCGAACTGGGCCGCGTCGAGATGTCCGGCTGGTTCGAGCGGTTTGCGTACATACAGAACGACGACGCCTACTTTGACATGGAAGACCGGCGCGAGGTGATGCGTAAGACCTTCAACGCCCTGTTCCGGCACATCAACTGCAAGTCGCGGCATGGTAAGCACCCCAAGATCGAGGCGTCTAATTCCTTTGATGAGTACCGCCAAGACAAGGGAGCCCGCGCCCTGGTCGGTATCACCTACGCCGCAGGCGAGTCGGTGCTGGTGGCCCGTGAGGGCTTGGTTTACGGCAATCGCTGGCGCGACGCCCGGCCCGAGCCGGTGGCCGCTGACGTGTCCGCGTGGCTGCGCCATGTCGAGCGCATGGTGCCCATCGAATTCGAGCGCGAGCATCTTTTAAACGCCCTAGCCCATAAGGTGCAGTTCCCCAGCCATAAGATCAATCACGCTATCCTACTGGGCGGCAATCATGGGTCAGGAAAAGATACCCTGTTTGCGCCGTTCTTTTGGGCCATAGGCGGCAAGGCAAAGGCCAATTGTTCGCTGGTCAAGAACGAAGACCTCTCCAGCCAGTGGGGTTATGCGCTCGAGTGCGAAGTGATGGAGATTGCCGAGTTGCGCCAAGCAGAGGCCAAAGACCGGCGCGCGCTGGAGAATACTTTAAAACCCATCATTGCAGCGCCGCCCGAGTTGCTGATGGTTAACCGCAAGGGCTTGCACCCGTACTATGCCCTCAACCGCGTTTTCGTGGTGGCGTTCTCCAATGAGCGCGTGGCGATCTCGTTGCCCAGCGAGGATCGCCGCTGGTTTGTCCTATGGTCCGAAGCCGGTAAGCTCCCTGAAGCAGAAGCGGTTAGCCTTTGGAACTGGTACGAACACCGAGGCGGCTTTGCAGCCGTGGCGGCTTACTTGCACACCCGCGACGTGTCCGCGTGGAATCCAAATGCAGCGCCCCCAATGACCGAAGCGAAGGCAATCATGGTCGAACATGGCATGAGCGGCGCGGAATCGTTCCTAGTGACTATGATCCGCTCACGCTTGCGCGCCTTTGCCCCCGGCGTGGTTGGAGCGCCTTTCTACGCCCTTTGCGACGAATTGCAAGCCTATGCCCCCGCCGGTATCCGCGTGGTGCCTCCAGCCCTTATGCATGCCCTCAAGGAAGCGGGCTGGGTGGATATGGGCAGACTGGCTTCCCGTGAGTATCAGACCAAGAAACACATCTTTTGCGCGCCTGAGTTAGCCAAAAGCAATAAATCAGACCTACGGCGCGCCATAGAAAAAGCCCCGGAAGGGGGCTTAATCAAGATCGAAAAGAATAGCTAGTATGGCGGCGGCTAACGCCGCTGCAATTATGAGCATTCCAGCGCGCGCTTTGCGGCGGCGCGCGTCGATTCGTTGTCGTCGTCCAGTAGCGCGCGCAGCGCTTCCTCAAGCTGCACAATGCGGTAATCGTCCGGCGAATAGTCAGGCATGAGCGCTAGCAAATCATCAATCTCTGATTGTGCTTGCGCCTTAGTCTCAAAGGTCAGAGGCTTATCATCCTCCATCCAGCAGTTTTCCCATGTGTTGACCATGCGAGTTTGTACTTCGTAAGTCATAGGTACTCCAAAAGTAAAACAGCCAAAGCCAAGCCAATAGTCACGGCTAGCAACACATCAGCCCAAGGGCGCGCTATGGGTGCGGGTGTGTAATGTTCCCTCATGCTTCCACCTCTTCGCTGTCAAAGCCTTGGGGGGTGCTAATGTGCTTAGACAATGGCTCGAACATATCAAGCGCCGCGTTGCCCGCTTCGAGCGCCGCCGCTTGGCTACCAGTGCGGCAATAGACGCCGGGGGAATTCATAGTAAAGTAGTCGCGCACGTAATCATGTGTTGATAACTCAGCGCCAAAGCGCGGGAATGAGCGCCCGCAACCGGCGGTTATAGGCTTGCGGCGCGCTTTCTTACTTGCAAGTTCTTGCACTTGCGCGGCGCGCTCTGGGCTTTTGAGGGTGTAGGTAGTGGATTCTATTTTGAGTGTGTACATGATAGGGTTCCTTAAAATTGAGCGTAAACGATGCCGGAGGGTGTGACACCTACGACGGAAGTGTGATCCTCAAGATATGCAAGCACGGCGGCGGCGCATTGTTCGATGTAATCATCAGCCTCCGAGTCACAATCATTGAGGTCAATGCCATAGTTGCGCGCGATATCGGCGGCGCTTTCCTCACTGTATTCGCAACAGATAGCAATAATGTCTAAGTCGTAATCAGGGTCAATTTCTTCAAAGTAGTCAAAGAGTAAATTTGTAGCCTCATAGCTGAACTGGTCAGCGCGCCCGCATTGGCGGAATTCGTCGCGGAATTGTGAAGCGTTTTCTATTGCGAGTTTCATGCTGTCACCTCCGCAATGCTTTCCAGTTCCCAAGATGCGTCACCTTCACCGTATGTGCCGTGAGACTCTAACGCAACCCATGCAAGCGCTTCCGCTTCGTCTTGGCTTTCGGCTTCAATATCCATGTTGACGTAAGAAACGCGCTTCAGTTCTACTTGGTAGTTTTTCATTGTGTGCCTTTACTGTATTAAGTGGCGGGTTTGCCACGGTTGATAGTGTAAGGGAATTCCTTACACTTACAAGGGTGTCAATTTATACAATTGACACCTTCGAACGGTTGTTGACGATGTAGGTAGGCGCTCCGTCAATTGATAGGTAAACCGTGCTCTTTGGTGTGCGTTGTTCAAGCGCAAAGGTTGCGGGCCGCCATGTTGCAAGAATAGCGATAGTCTGATTGTGCGTTAAAAAACCGCGCACTTCGTAGATAGCAAGCGCGGATTCTAAGTATTCGCGGGTTGCGCAATAGATAGCGGGCATAAGGGGGTGTTTTGAGGGCATGGTGTGTTCTCCGTAAAATTACATTGTAGCGTAAAAATGTCTGGTGTGGTGTGTGTTGTTGTTTGGTGGTGTTTTGGGCAGTGCTTTTTTGCGGTTCTCATAGGGGGAATTCACTTATTGGCTATGTAGGTTGTTAACTATATTTGCAAAATGAAAATCGTAATATTACGGTATGTATGGGCGCAATGTATGAAGGGGCGTAAAATTACGCTTGGAGCTTGAGCTAACTGCAAAGTCGAAAAAAATGACTTACGTGACCTACATTTCCGCCAACCGCCCGCAAGCCCCGCGCAAAAACCTCCGCGCATGGTTTACGGAAGCACTCTAATTGCATTGGCTATGCCAACACTGCCAACATGCTGCGCGCCGCCACGTAACTACTAACGCAAGCCATGCAACCGCGTGGGCTATGCCAACATGACCCACAAACCACTTGCCATTTTGCGTAAGATTTCAGCTAAGGGGGAGGGGGTAGGGCCGACGCGATGGGCCAACGTAAACGGAGGGCTCGCGAACAAAATTTTTTTTAATGTAAACTTAATGCACACGCCTCCCAGGCGCAGGAGAACAAATGTTCAAATCACTGCCGCTCACTGTCCGACACGTCCAAGCGACCGAATCGCGCTTGCAGGCGATATACGACGCTGCCAAGCTGGGGCTCAAAGGCGACACGCTAGCGCTGGCCTCTGGGATGCGGCCTGAAGAGTACCGGCACCTGTGCCAATTTGACGCACTGGCCGAGATGGCCGCAATCAAAGGCAAGGCTGATGGCGAGCGCGAGATGGCCGACATCCTGCACAAAGCCGCTAGAGAGGGCGACGCCAAGGCGGCGCTTGAGATTCTCAAACACCAGCACGGCTGGGTCGCCAAACAGTCCATTACGGTGGACATCGACCAGCGCATATCCATCACGCAGGCACTGCAAGAAGCAGAGATGCGGGTCATTGAGGTCGTAGATGCAGTCCACCAAATACAGCGCTGAAGACGAACAAGCCCTGATGGCGCGTCTGTGGACGCCGCGCATCAAGGACAACCCGCTTAATTTCGTAGCGCTGGTATTCCCGTGGGGCGTCAAGGGCACGCCGCTGGAGAACTTCAAAGGGCCGCGCAAGTGGCAGCGCGAGGTGCTGCAAGACATCGCCGAGCATATCGAAGCAAACAAGGGCCAGCTAGATTACGCCGTACTGCAAAGCGCCATCTCGTCTGGGCGCGGTATTGGCAAGTCGGCCTTAGTGTCATGGATCACCATCTGGATGCTGGCGACCCGCATCGGCTCGACGACTATCATCTCGGCCAACTCCGAGTCTCAACTCAGAAGTATCACCTGGGCCGAGATTACTAAGTGGCTGGCAATGGCAATCAACAGCCACTGGTTTGAGGTCAGCGCCACGCGGGTGATGCCCGCTAAGTGGCTGACCGAACTGGTTGAGCGGGACTTGAAGAAGGGCACCAGGTACTGGGGCGTCGAAGGGCGGCTGTGGTCAGCGGAGAACCCCGACGCCTACGCGGGTGTGCATAACTACGACGGCGTGCTGGTGGTGTTCGACGAGGCATCGGGTATTGACGACACGATCTGGGCGGTGACTGCGGGTTTCTTTACCGAGAACACGCCCAACCGTTTCTGGCTGGCGTTCTCCAACCCCCGCCGCAACACGGGGTACTTTTACGAGGCGTTCAACTCCAAGCGGGCGTTTTGGAAAACCAAGGTGGTAGACGCGCGCACGGTCGAGGGTACGGACAAACAGGTCTACGAGCGGATCATCCAAGAGTACGGGCCGGACTCATCGCAGTCGCACGTTGAGGTCTACGGGATGTTCCCAAGCGCGGGGGATGACCAGTTCATCGGGTCGGACATAGTAGACGAGGCCATGAAGCGGGAGAAGTACAAAGACTTGTCCGCGCCCATCATCATCGGCGTCGATCCGGCGCGCTACGGCGCGGACGCGACAGTCATAGCCGTGCGCCAGGGACGGGATATTATTAACATAACGCGGCATCGGGGCGACGACACGATGACGGTCGTGGGGTATGTGATTGACGCGATTGACGAGTACAAACCGACGCTGGTGGTGATCGACGAAGGCGGGCTGGGCGCTGGGATTGTGGACAGGCTCAAGGAGCAGCGGTACAAGATTAAGGGCGTGAACTTTGGAAATAAGTCTAAAAACCCAATAATGTACGGAAATATGCGCGCGCAGATGTGGGGTGAGATGCGGGAGTGGTTGAAATCTGCTAGTATCCCGACCGACAGGTTCTTGAAGACGGATTTGATTTCGCCTAAGATGAAGCCTGATTCACGTGGAACAATCTTCTTGGAGAGCAAGAAAGAAATGAAAGCACGGGGCTTGGCATCACCAGACGCAGCGGACGCTATATGCGTGACGTTTGCTTTTCCTGTGGCTCACCGCGAGTATACTGAGCCCACTCGCCGCTATAACGCTCAAGACGGCTCGATGTCAACTTCATGGATGGGTTCATGAAAAAAGTATCTTTATCTGTCGGGCGCGGCGAGAAGCTGCCCACATCCAAAGGCGCTGGCCTGACTGCCAAAGGCCGCGAGAAGTACAATGCCGCAACCGGCTCTAATCTTAAAGCGCCAGCCCCAAATCCCAAGACCAAAGCAGATCAGGGCCGCAAGGATTCATTTTGTGCAAGAATGGGCGCAGTAGCGGCCAACGCCAAAGATGGCGAACGCGCTAAAGCTGCTCTTAAACGATGGAAGTGTTGATTATGAAGCCAGGACTGTACGCAAACATTCATGCCAAGCAAGCACGTATCGCCGCAGGCAGCAAAGAAAAAATGCGCCCTGTAGGCGCAAAAGGCGCTCCGACTGCTAAAGATTTTAAAGACTC